TTTAAATAGTGTACTATAATGGAAGTAAGTAAACCATACACAAGGACAACTAAGGAGAGCAAGAAGAATTTCGAGGAAGGTTGGGATAGGATATTTAAGAAGACTAAATTGAAAAAGAAGAAAAAGAATGGTGTACAGCAATGAGATAACAGACAGTGAAGGTAATGTAGTCTTTAGGTGCGAGTTTGACGACAGGTTTGATTTCACCCAAAAGGATATGTTTTACCTTATGCATAAGATAGGGTTGTTTGGTATGCTGGGAGACATAAAGAAGTTCTGGATAGACAAGAAATATCAAAAGGGTGTTATAAGAAGGGACAAGGAAACAGATAAGTTGTATAAGAAGTACCAAAGGTTCATAGACTAAAAGAACTAAGTTTTTACTGCCTAAGTAAATGCTCTGCCAATGGAGATATAAAATCTTAGAGTGGTTTGCCATACAAGGCGATGAGATAATAGTCGGAGAATTTCTGAGTGGGTTTCGTGGGGGTAGGGCAACGCCTGGTAGGATGTTTATATACAAACCCACAAAAAGGAAGTATGATTATGTAGACTATACGGGCAGGTTTAGAGGCAAGGTTTTAGATATTTGCGAATTAACCTGTTACCTAGAGATTTTGGGGTACATAAAATTTATAGAAGCAGAAGATGGAGAACCAAAAGCTACTCGATAAGATAGCAGCGTACAAAAAGTCCTCGGGATTAAACAACTGGGACGATAAGAGTATTTCCAGAGAGTGCAGACGATTAGAAGACAAACTTTCTATAGAACGAGTTGAACCAAAGCAGTATAAAATGCTTCGTAAGATTGCCGAGGATTTGAGGATTGGCGAAAAGGTTAACCTTGAAGCAGCAGCAAGGTATGCAGGCTACCCTGATTGGCAGGCTAAACGACCTGAGACTGCAATACTTCGCAATATTGAACCTGCTCTATTTACTGAGTTAGTAGGTATTAACAGAAACGAGATTGAAATGGAACTTATGAAGGTTATGAAGCAAGACGAGGACTTGAGTGCTAAAAACAAGGCTATAGACCTGGCGTCTAAAATAGCAGGTATGAGTGCTCCAGAGAAAGGATTTCAAATTAATATTGTAAACGACGGAATAACCGTTGCCGACTAATGCCACTTAAAAGAAGATACACAGTAACACAAGTAATCAGAAAGCAATCCCTGTTTCAAACAGCAGTGCCTTTTGACGTTGTCCTAAACGGAGAGGTTATAGCGACTGTTGTTAAGCCACAGGGAGTATGGAGAGAGTGCGAGAACTGCAAAGAGAATACCCAGAACATAATCCAGTTCCAAGACGAGAACCTTAATTGGAAAGAAATAATATTATGCGATAAATGCAGTGAGCAACTTCTTAGATAGGTTTACTGACAAGGTAAAGTGCTATGCTTGCAGAGGAATATTTTTAAGAGGGCAGACTCTTATAGTGCAAAATGAAAAGGGTAAGTTTAGGGTTTGCCGAGATTGCTTTGCTCTCTACCAAGAAAAGAAAATGAACAAGGATTACCAAGACGCTAAGGATAATGTAAAACTGTTTAACCTAAAAGAAACTGACGCTTACGAGATAATGAAAAAGAAAGAGAAGTTTCTAAAAGATATTAAAGAAGGAAGAATATAATGTCAGAACACAGAATAGACACGAGTAATTTAAGACTAGTCATGGATGGCAAGGTTCTCTACGACCCTATGCCACAACAGAGGAAGTTCCACCTAAGCCCTGCTAAATTCAGACTATTCGGAGGTTCTGCTGGTGGTGGAAAAACTATAGGTATTATTGGAGAGGCTCTACTTCGTAGTATGAAGGGTGACATTCCTCTTACTGGTGCGATATTTAGAAGAAGTTTCCCAGAACTAGAGGCTACGATTATTAGAACTATGCTCAATCTATTACCCACGTGGTTTTATAAGTACAATCAGCAGCAGCATTTAATGACACTCAAGAATGGCTCTATGATAGAGTTTTGTTATGCTGAGAGTGATAACGATGTTATTAGGTACCAAAGTAGGGAGTGGGATTGGCTTGCCATTGATGAGCTTACGCACTTCTCGCAGTTTCAGTGGTCGTATTTACTCTCAAGGCTCAGAACGTCAAAGCCTGGAGTTAACACGAAATTCTTCGCTGCTACTAACCCTGGAGGAAGGGGACACTGTGTACCTTTTGGAGATGTTTTAACAAAAGAGGGTTGGGTGCCAATAAAAGATGTTAAGGTTGGAGATAAGGTTATGACCCTTTTAGAGGACAACTCTGTTGGATATGTAAAAGTAGACCAGAAAATAGAAGAAGACTACGAAGGAAAGTTGTATGTTTCTGACTCTCCAAATGCCGAGTTCACCTGCACTCCGAATCATAAGATAGTTAGAGTGACCGAGACTAAGAATAAGAGTGGGAGGGTATTCCATGAGCCAACCTTAATAGAGGTAAAAGACTTAAAGGGGGTTACTAGGTTGCCAAAGATTGGGGAATGGAAAGGAGAAAGTCCTGAGTTCTTTGAGCTAAAAGACGTCAACCATAGAAAACTAAAACATCCACAACCACTAAAATTAAAGTTCGCTGATTACTGTGAGTTCATGGGGTGGTTTTTATCAGAAGGTTCTACTATGGACGGGGATTGTCGGATTATGATTTCGCAGAGTAAGCCAGATGAGAGAAAGGCTATTAGAGACTTGCTGAATAGGTGTAGTTTCCACTATAAAGAAACTGGTGTAGACTTTGTATTTTATAGCCCTGCCTGGAAGTACTATCTAAGTCAGTTTGGAAACTCTAGGGAGAAGTTTGTTCCCCAGGAAATAAAGAACTCTAGTAGAGAGCTACTGAGGATATTCTTTGATGCAATTATGCTTGGAGATGGGGATAAGGCTGGTAGGTATTACACCCTATCTGATAGGTTGGCTAGTGATATGGAGGAAGTGGGCCTGAAACTAGGATATAGAACGAGGAGAACCTCTAGGCTTAGGAAAAACAGAAAGTATGTCTCCCATCAGGTGCAATTTAAGAAGAACAGGTTAGGCTGGTTAGAAAAGAAAAACATAAGAACAGAAGATTTTTCTGGGAAAGTATACTGCATAGGAATAAACAATCTTCATAGGTTCTATCTAAGACAAAATGGAACAGTTTATTTATCAGGGAATTCCTGGGTAAANGAAAGGTGGGTGGTTAAGAATTGCCAAGATGAACACTATAAGCCTAGTGATTACGACTTTGTACCAGCGGGAGTGTTGGAAAACCCGTATATCATGCAGAGTAACCCAGACTATATAGAGAATCTTAAAATGTTGCCAGAGAAGGAAAGAAAGGCACTACTGGAAGGTAACTGGGATATATTTGAGGGGGTGTTTTTCCCAGAGTGGAGCCCAGGTAAGCATATTGTAGACGATTTTGATGTTCCAGAGGATTGGCAGTTGATTATGGGTTGGGACGATGGTACAAGAGAAGCGAGAGCAGTTTACCTTTGTGCGATAGACCCAGACCAGAAAGTGTGGTGTATTTGGGAGTATTACAAAGCAGGCGAGAACCTTGCCCAGGCTGCGGAGATAATTCGCTCTAAGTTAAAGGATGCTGGATATTGGGGGAGGATTTACAAGTGTGTAGTAGACCCTAGTATGAAGCGAGAGGACAGTCAAACGGGGATTAACAGTGTAGAAGTGCTAGAAGGAATGGGGTTTGGGTTTAAGGTTGGAGCTGTAGAGTTGGGTAATAATGATAGAGTAGAAGGTTGGAGAATAATGAAAAGCTACATGATGCACAAGCCCTACGAAGAGCCCATGTTGAAATTCTTTAGAAGTTGTTCTAATATAATAAGGACTCTGCCTCAGTTGATATATTATCAGCCGAAGTCGAGTGCGAGTAGTAAGAAGGAGGATTTAGATACTACGCAAGAAGACCACGGCCCAGACGCTGTTAGGTATCTGCTTATGTCGCTAGATAGACTTCCTTCACGGTTCGAGAACAATACTTTTCTACAGGTTAAACGTAGGAAGTATTCGCCTGTGTCACGGTATTAATTAATTTTTTAATAGTAGTAGCATGAGTAAATACCAAGCGTATTTAGCCGATAACTGGAAGAGACCAGAGCCATTTGCAGTGGACTGGGACTACGAGTTAATCGGAGATAAGTTAAGAGCAGAGTTTGACGTGTACTTTGCAGAGCAGGAAAAAGCTGCTGGTGCAGGGAAAGGAAGAACNAAGCAATTNTTTAAGGGNGAGGTTGTAAAGAAGTTTATGATTTCCAAGAGNATTAATTTAGTAGACGACCCAAGTAATGGGAACCTAAAGTCTGTGTTTGTACTAANNCCAGGCGAAAAGAAAANNATTGATGGTAGGGCAAAGCAGAGTCTTGCTTCAAGGTTTGAGTATATAGAGAGAAAAGACAGGGAGGGTAAGGAGTTGGACCCACTTGGGTTCCTGAAGTTTGATTTGATTGAGGGCGAATCAGCAGAAGAAGCCAAGAAGGTAGCAACTTTCCAAGTTGGTGGAAATGATATAGAATATTTCCAAGAGAGTGCAAAACCACAAGAAGTAGAAGTTGAGGTAAAAGCAGACGAATTTAAGTGTCCAGAGTGTGGTAAGGTTTTCTTAAATAAGAAGGCATTACAAGGACANANNTTAAGTCATACTAAATAATGATAAACGGAAGAATCTTGATGGGACTTCCCATCTCAACTGATAGCATACCAAATGCTTTCTACAAATGGTTTGACGATATAAAGGCTAAGTACGAGTATCGCACTATGGAAGTTAAAAACGGTGAGATACAGGTAGTTAGAGTAAAGACTCCTGTCGAAAGTATCAAGGTAGTAGAGCAGCTTAAATACGGCAAGATAACCTCAGACAGTTCTGGGGAATTTTTAGAAAGAACATTTATCCCTAGGTATAGTAGAGAAAAGGACGAGATTGTCTTGGAACAATAAACTAAAAATTAAATAAAATGGAAAAACAACCACTGCCAAAGAGGCGATATACGCTTGACGAGGCGGAAGTTATTGAGAAAGTACGAAGCGATTATAATTCTGCTAAAACATCCAGGGAAACAGGTTGTTATTGGGGAGCACCGTCTACCACAGGGGATTGGGAGCAAAGGTGGGATTTACAAGAAAAGATTAACATGGGGTGGGCTGAGAGTCCAAAGCAAGATGAGTTTGAATCAAATGTTAAATCTCCAATGTCTTCAGGTAGAATAGAGGCTACAATGCACAAACTAAAGAGATTGAATCTTCAGTTTGTTGTTCGGCCTGACGATATAAAAGACCCTAAAGACAAGAGAAAGGCTAGGGTTGTACAAGAATTATTAAATAATCTGTTTGAAAGACGTGAGTTTAAGACCAGAATGACAACCTGGTTTCAAGATTGTCTTACACACGGCAGTGCATTCATTCATGTTTACTATCTTCGCAAAAAGAGGAAAGTCCAAATGCCTAAGGTAGACACGAAGCAAATGTCTGAGGAGGAGATTGAAAAGTTAAAGAATAGAGAAAAGGTGTATAAAACAGAGTATGTCTATGATTATGACGACATAGCCTTTGAGCCAGTTAAAATCCAAGAGGTATTCGTGGACCCAAGTGCAAGAAGTTTACACGGTACAAGCTATGAGGCTCAGTGGATTATTAGGAGAATGTTACCTTCCTTAACACAGTTTAAGGCGATGTACTCTGCTGACCCTGACGCTAAGAATATTAACAAGGTAAGACCTGTTTCTCACTACGTTGGGGAGCAAACAGAGTTCTTTGAGCCACCAAGAGACGTTGACAATGATGATTACGTAGAGCTTCTGCACTACTATAACAAAGCAGAGGATAGGTATGTTGTTGTAGCCAATGACGTACTTATTAAAGATATGCCTCTTCCGTATAAACACAAACAACTACCTTTCGTAAAAATAGACGCTTACGAGGTAGCACATCAATTTTATGGAATGGGCATACCTGATAGGTTAATGAACATCCAATCGGAGGAGGAAATTCTGAAAAACTTGGTCTATGACAGACTACACATAACAGCGAATCCTATTATCAAAGTTAAAAAGAGTATTTACGGAGAGTTTAGTAAGTCGTATCAAACAGCAGAGCCAGGGCTAATGGTCCCAGTTAACAACCAAGACGATGTAATGCCACTAGAGTACCAGGCTATGAACTTTGATATGTTTAGAGGAATTGACGCACTCAATAGAGACGCAGTTTTGGCTACTCAAATAGACCCAATTCAAATGGGAGTTAACCAGAAGTATGTTTCAGCAACAACGAGTATGCTCACTAAAGAGCAAATGGACACGTATATCACTTCACTAATGGACACATGGACTGAGCCACTTAACACAGCGGCAAAACAATGTATTTCACTAATGAGTCAGTTTTACACAGTTCCTAGAGTTGAGGCAGCAGGAAAGACTGCTAAGAATAAGCAGATAAGACTTTTAGATATAGAGGTGAATCCAAAGACATTAGAAGTTCAAGACAAGAGAGGTAAGTATACCTACTTAGAAATTAAACCAGACTTCTTTGATATAAACGGAGATTGGGAAGTGGAGATAGCTACTGAGAGTGTTGAGGTCCAGAGTAAGGCTATTGAAATGCAAAAGAGTCAGGCCAGTTTAGCTCAGTTAGCACCGTTTATGGTAGACCCACAGAATACTCAGGCGACTATGATGCACCCAACACCGTGGGTAGACGGACCAAAGATGTTGGAGTGGTATATGGAAACTAATGGAATACCAAAGGACATGATGGCAGTATTAGACGAGGACGAGGATATTTCAGCAGAGAGAGCTGAGTTGCAAGGCAAGAAGATGATTACAGGACAACCAGTACCAGGAATGGCAGGAGAGCCAGAGATACACAAAAAGGTTCACGTTGAGCAAATGAGGATTATTAACACACAAAAGGCTGAGTTGGAAAAGCAGTTAGAGAATATAGGCCCAGAAATGATGCCATACTTAATGATGATGCCAGAAGGACAGAAATTGGGGCAGTTGGATAAGATAGCAAACGTATTTGCGAACCATTTAATGGAAGACGCTAAGCCAAAGAGTGCAGAGGTTCAAAGTGCGGTAGAGCAGAGTATGCCACCAGCACCACAGCAGCCTCAAGTTCCAATGCCACCAGGGTTAACACCAGCAGGAAGTGGGCAACCACCAATGCCAGCGGCAGGAAATCAACAGGGTGGAATGGGAATGGAAATGCCACAACAGGGTAGACCTCCAATGGCAGAACAAGGTATTTAATTTAATATAGTAGTAGTATGAGAACAATTAAAATGCCTGTCGAAAAGACAGCGATACAGGAGTTAAGTGGTGATGAGTTAGAGGTATTGGCTAATTTCCGAAAGAGTAAAGAGTTTGAAATCTTTCAGAAGTTAACAGACAGAGAGAAGTATTTAAGATACAAGGAAGATATATTAAACGCACATTCAGTAGAGAACATAAACCTTTTTAAGGGAATAAACATAGGGATTGATTATATATTAGACAGTGTAAACAGGGCAAAGGAAGAACTACAAAGCAGAGGAGCCCAAGTTGACAACGATGATGAGATAAAATAACATAGAATATAGCTCTTTAAAAGAAAGTAGTAAAAAATAAATTTTTATATATAGTAATAATGGACGAAGAGAAAAAAGTGGCTGAGGTCACACCATCCCCTGAGATTGCTGCAACAGACGTAGTTGAGCAGGAGCAGGACGATAGTGAGATAACAGTCGATGCCCCACTTACCAGTGAGGTGGACGCACAAGAGAGCACATCTGGCGATAAGGAACCTGATTCAGTTCCTTCAACGTGGGAAAATGATAAAAGGAGTATGGCAGAAAAGATAAAGGCATTGGAGAACGAGAAAAATGAATTAACTCAAAGGGCGAGGTTACTGGAAGCACTAGATAGTGCGGCAGCAAACGACCCAGAGTTTATGAGGTTAGCAAACAAAAAACTGGTCGAGCAAGGTTTGCTTGATGAGTCTGTTTTGCAGCAGTTGGAGCAAACACCCCAGCCTAAAGCTGACGGTATTTACCAAGACCCTGCAATCAAATGGGCTCAAGCTAAGATGCAAGAAGAGCAAAAGAAAAAGGAGCAATTCTTCGTAGATTTCGAGGAAAAGCATCCTGACTTAAAAGAGGGAAATCCAGAGATAATACGGGCCAACCGAAGTGCCATTGGTGCTGCGGCTGCGAAACGTATGGCTCAGGGTGGGACTTCTCAAGAGGAGGCTTTTGATTTTGCATACAAACTTATAATGAACCCTACTCAACTTGTTGAGGAAGGTAAGTTACAAGGAATAGCACAAGCACAAGGTGCATCCCCAGTAGAGGGAGCTGCTTCAGGTGGAGCTGCTAAGTCTTTAGGAAAAGTAGAATTAACTCCTGAGCAAAGAGAGGCGGCAAGACTTTTCGGCATATCAGAAGAAGAATTTGCCAATAATTTAGAAGAGTAATCTTCTATAAATAATTTTCAGTATATTTAATCATGACAGGAGCGAAAGTAATTAAATCTCTCTCTGGCCAGGATAGAATTCACATGGAGTTTAATGCGGCAGGAACCTTTGCTGCACAAGACTTCGTAATCTTTGACGGAAGCACGGGAGAAGTAGTCGTTGGTACCGCAGGAAATTCTATTTTAGGAGTAGCAAGGGAAGCTGCAACAAGTGCAAGTACTGGCGTTCAAGTTGACATAACACCAAATATGGTTGTTTTAATGGACAATGACAACGACACAGAAACATTTGCAGTAACCCATGTTGGAGAATGGGGAGACTTTATAGGTGGAACTGGGGCTATGGTAGTAAACTCAAACACATTGAGTTCTACAAAGGCACAGTTACAATGTTTAGCATTTAACCCTAAGGGTTATGGATTTGACTCGGATACAAGCATTGGCTTGTTCTATGTTGCAGAGAGACAAATTTGTGAGCAAGCAGCAGCATAGTTTTATAGTTAATATTTATTTTAGTAAATTAGTAAAATGGCAAATATAGCAGCAACAACACCTGCAACAATAGCCGCTAATGGAAAGCTAGTCGACCCAGGGATAAAAGCGGTCTTAGCTGATGAGTACAAAATGCTTGACGAGAAGTTGATGAAAATTTTCAAGACCGTCGAGATGAGAACTATCAGTGAGGAATTCGCAGGTTACGCTGGATTGGGAAGTATTCCTCTTGTTTCAGAAGCGGAGGAATTTGGTGAGGATGCAATAATGCATACTTACGACACAACCCTAACTGCATACAAATATGGGGAACTTTTATCAATCTCTTACGAGTTGTTAGAAGACGACCTATCTGGGGCAGTCGAGAAAGCCAAGTATGGCTCAAGAGCTTTAGTAAGAAAAGCGGAACAATTAGGTGCAAGTGTCTTTGTAAATGGTTTTAGTACTTCATATACATCTTATGGCGATGCAAAGCCACTATTCTCAACTGGACATACCAGAGCAGACGGTGGAACAGCAATCAGTAATGCTTCAGCAACAGGAATAACTCTAACAGAGGCAAACCTAGAGACAGCAATACTTGCTATGAGAAATCAATTAGACGATAGAGGAAACTTGGTTTCCATCGTTCCTAATGTACTTTTAGTACCTCCTGCATTGGAGAAGGAAGCTCTTATAATAACTAAGAGTTCTAATAGAAGTGATACAAGCGACAACGATGCTAATGTTTACAATCTAAGAGAATATACTGGTGGTATGCTCAAGGTAATCGTTTGGGATTATCTTGGTGCAGCTGCTGGTGGTTCTGATACAGCATGGTTCTTATTATCTTCACAAGACCACGAGTTGGTTTGGGGTTGGAGAAGAAAACCAGCTGTAAAGAGATTAGAAGAAGCAGTCGGTGCAAAGAATGAAATCGCCTACTGGAAGATGTCCTTCAGGGCAGCTTACGGTTGGAGGAATTTTAGAGGTGTTTGGGGTTCAAAAGGTGATGGCGGAGCATACTCTGATTAATCATAGAATCTAACTCATGGCAGAGGAGTCATACTCTGCTCCCTAATCAACTAAGTTGACCACAGGGGTAAATGTGGGAAAATATATTAGTTAAGTATTTATTATAATGGCAAGTACACATTTTAGCGGTCCAGTAGTAAGCTCAGGTGGGTTTACTGGAGACGTAACTGGAGACGTAACAGGTTCTGTCACAGGAGACATATCAGGATATGTCACTAGACAGGCATCAACCTTAACGACCAACACCACGGGTGTAGCAATGGACGCAGATGCAGACTTTGTAACCATAACCTCAGCAGGAGCTAACAACATAGCAATTTTACCAGCCCCAGTGGTTGGAAAGGTTGTTAGAGGAGCTATTGCAGGAACAGGTTGTGAAATAAGAAGTTCTGCACCATCATCTATAGCCCTCAACGGGACTACAGGTGCAGCAGTAGAGTGTGCGTTGGCAGCAAATGCTTCCTTTGAAGCAGTTTGTAAGTCAGCAACACAATGGATTTTACTCAACTTCAGTTCTACTGGAGAAGTAACAAGTCCACCAGCAGATTAAACTCTGGTATTCTGACTCTTTCGGGAGTCAGTAACTAGGCTTTAATTTAAGTAGTAATAATAAATGCCAACAAAAAAACTTTCCATAGGTGTCGCAATGATAGTTAAAAACGAGGAAGAAATGCTTGCTCGTGCCTTAGAGTCTGTTAAAGGTGTAGACTTAATTACTGTGGTAGACACAGGTAGTGAGGACAATACAGTAGAAATAGCTAAGAAGTATACGAAAGATGTACACTTTTTCCAGTGGGTAGACCACTTTGGAAAGGCAAGGCAGGCTAGCAAAGATAGGAGTAAGGCAGACTGGATAATCACGCTAGACGCTGATGAGTTTCTGGAGACAGACTTAAAACACGTTAGAGAGGTTATTGAAAAGGCAGATAAGGATGGTTTCATGTTTGTAGATGTAAGGGTTGTACCAGAGGGCTCCGAAAAGACCATAAACGCTGGTAACTGGTTTCCCAGGATATACAAAAACATACCTGAGGTAACTTGGCACGGAGCAGCCCATAACTACTTAGCTTATAAGGACAAGTCTGCAAACACCCCAGGCAAAAGTATACGCTCAGACATACGAATCATCTACGGTTATTCTCCAGCACACAAAAAAGACCCTGATAGGACACTAAGAATACTTAAGGCTGCAGTAGAGAACGACCCAGAGCTTCGTAGGGAAAGATACTATTTAGCAAGGGAGTACTTTTATAGAAAGAACTGGGAAATGGCACTTAAACACTTAGATGAGTATGTTAAAAGGAGTAGTTTTTTAGGGGAGAAAAACGACGCTTATGTTATGAGAGCGTACTGTTTATCGGGGCTTAAAAGGTATAGCGAGGCTTGTGACAGTGCGTGGCAGGCTCTTAAATACAATGCTAACTTCAAGGAGGCATTATTATTTTTGGCTAATCACATGGACCCTATTAACAAGGCCGCATGGCAAAGGTATGCAGAGTCAGCTACTAACGAGAATGTCTTATTTGTTAGGGACGTAAAATAATGCCAACAAGCAGACCATATCATTTAACATGGCTTTGTAATAAAGTCATTGAATTAAGGCCTCAAAGTGTCTTAGACATAGGAATAGGCTTTGGTAGTAAGGGAATGCTGTTTAGAGAGTATACTGACGTTTGGAACGGGAGTATGTTTGCGTGGAAAGTTCAAATAGACGGGGTAGAAATCTTTGAGAAGTATATTACAGACTTACAAAGGAGTATCTACGATAATATCCATGTGGGTAACATTGTGGAAATTGTGGATAGCCTACCAGACTACGACCTTATTTACATGGGAGACGTACTAGAACACTTAACCAGGGAACAGGGGTTTGAGTTGATAACCAAGTTAAAAAGGAAGTGTAGGGACCTAATTATAGTAACTCCTGCGAAAGTAGGACACCAAGGGGCTGTTTACGAGAATGAAAATGAAACCCATGTGAGTCAGTGGAGTCCTATAGACTTTGAAGGGTGCTCTGTAATTCAGATAGAAAACAGTATGGTAGTTAGCTGGGAAAAGCCTGAAGTGTATTACTGTGAGGGTATGAAGTTTTATGGAGAGAGAATGTTAACCAGGTTTGGGTTTAAGCCTTACACGGGAATTGAGGATAAGTCCGTGTTATTTATGGGGCTGTATTTTCAGCAGGATTATGATGCTTTTAAAAAGTGTATTGGTAGAAAATATGTGTTCTGGAATGGTTCGGATGTGAGTAGACTACTCTTAAAAAGAGAGTGGCAGGAGATATTGAAAGAATTCCCAGCAAAGCACATTTGTCATACTCAAAAACTTCAAAAAGAACTTGAAACGGTAGGTATTGAGGCTATTGTAAAGCCCTTGTTCTTTGCCGATGTAAATGACTACCAAGTGAGTTTCAAGCCTAGAAAGAGACTTGAAGTGTACGTAAATGCTCATAAAGAGAGAGAAGACGAGTATGGTATTCCTATGGTGTATCAGGTTGCTAAGAGACTTCCTGACGTAGACTTTTTTGTGTATGGGGTAGAAGGTGTGGATACAGAAAACCTTAAGTACATAGGTTGGTTGGACGAGAGTGAGGCAGACAGTAAAATGTCGCAGCACCATGTGTGTTTAAGGCTCAATTACCATGATGGGTTTAGTCAATTAGTTATGAAGGCAGGTTTATGGGGACACTATGTTATTAGCCGACAGGAGATAAAAGGAACGATTCAGTTTGATGATGTACTAGACTTAGTAGAAAAAATAAGGGCCTTGCAGGGCACTACAGAGCCTCAAAATGAGTTAAGGGAGTATTTATTGGGGCTTAAATTAGATGAAATAGACTGGTTGTAGTTTTTATTTGGTTTGTTGTAATTTGTGGGTAGAACTTGTAATATATTAGAGACAATTAATTTGAGTTTTAAATTACATGGTCAGTATCGTAAAAGTTCTTGACGGAGTAACAGCTACTACCACATCTTCGGCAGTAAACATAGAGGGTGCTAAAAAGGTAGTATTAGTCGCACAAAGAGCAGCACATAGCTCTGGAAGTACAGCTTGGACTGGGACTGTTTCTGTGGACGGAACAAACTTTGTTACTTACAATAAGTGGATAAGAAACCTTGCTAATGCGATTGCAGAGGGAGTTACAAGAGTAACCACTCTAACACAGTCTGCTAATGGTGTGGACTTTATGACAATGGACCCTGATGATGGGTTCAAGGAGATAAAGATTGTTGCAACTGAAACAACGGATGGTACACACAGTGCTTGGTTATACATTGAATTTTAAAATATAAATTTTNANANTCCTCTAGNAGAAGTAGATAGTAGGACATACATTAAACTATGGCTTATGACTGGCTAAAAACTTCTAACAATGCAAGAACCTCTCTTGCTACCACGATAGATTCAGATGACACTTCTATAGTTGTGACTACTGGAGACGGTGATTTATTTCCTTCTACAGG